AAATAAATTAGATTAGGTATTACAATTATAATTGCTGATATAAATGTATATACAATATCGTCTGATTGGTATAATAGTTTTCTACATAGTGATATTATATGTGGCAAGATAATTTGAATAACCAATACTATAAAAGTTGATTTTTTATATTTTGGAATATTTATAAATAAATATATAGGCAATGCTATACATGCGAGTATTTGTATTAATATAGTAGGATATACTGCCTCAAATGGTAGGTTTTTATATTCATCTATAAGATAGACCACTATAATAATATTTATAAGTGCGACAAATACTAGATAGTATGTAGTATAAAATTTAAACCAGTTCATGGGTAAATCTATTGTAGAGTTTATTTCTGCTTGTTTTTCGTCTTTTTTATTTTTCTTTTTTAGTTTTTGGTAAAAATATACAGCCAAAAAAATTGAAATTAGTGTAATAAATGTAAAGATAGCTTCCCAAATGTAGAAATAAAATTCTGTGTCCCCAAAAGTTATTAGTACTTTTTCATTCATAAAATCATCTCCTAAAAAAACACTCCATATGTTTTATATAGAGTGCTAAATATTTACTTTTGTATTAATTTATATAAAACAGTTTTGTTTATATAGTTTCGCCTTTTTCTATTTTTTTTCTTTTATATTCAAGAAAATTAATAAAATATTTCAATTCTGTAATTTCAGACTTATTTAATTTACTTAAATCTAAAATATCTTTACTATTTCCATTAAGATACATATGCGTAGTTCTACCAAGAAGATAGTCTACTGATAAGCCTAAAATGTCAGCTATTTTTTCAACAACACTTAATTGAGGCATTTTCTTGGCATTAATATAATTGGAAATAGTTGCTTCAGTTACACCTGTTTTTTTAGCCAATTCTGCTTGTGAAATATCTAGTGATTCTATGGCTGTTTTTAATCTAGTAGAATATTTTGTATCCATTAGAAATAGCTCCTTTCATCAAAATCTTTCCTATTATAATTATAACATAATTTAATTTAAAAGTAAAAAAACTTAACTAAATTATAAGAAAAATATTGACAACTTAACCAAGATATAATACAATGTGAAAAACTTAACTAAATTATAAGAGGAGGAATAATATAAATGAATACTTTAGAATTAAAAATTGAGATGTTAAAACATAATGTTACACAAGCGGATTTAGCTGAAGCAATAAAAAAATCTGGTGTAACTATGACATCTTATATGAAAGAGGAAACAGTTATGTCGCTTGATGATGCAAAAATTATAAGCGATTTTCTAGAACTATCAAATGAACGCAGAGCAGAAATATTTTTGAATTAATTGTTGGAGGTGATGAAATGCCAAATTTAAAATTAAAAAAGTAATGCGACTCAACACAAATAATAAAAAAGGAGGGAATAGTATGGCAACAAATATATTAAGTCCAAAAAGAACTAAATATGTAAGTGTAAAAGAATTTAAGGAAATTTTTGGGTTAAAGCAAACTAAAGCTTATGAGTTAGTAAATGAACCAGATTTTCCTAAAATACGAATGGGAGAAAAACTTATAAGAATACCATTAGAGCAAGCAATAGAATATATTGAGAAAAAATATAATTAGGAGGTGAAATAATGACAGATACAGATTTAATCAAACAACAGGCAAAAAAGATATTAATACTTGAAAGCTTAACAGCTGAATTGCAATCAACAAATCATGAACTATCATTAGAATTTGCAAATGCTGAAACAAGATGCACAGATTTTGCAAGAAAAATAAAAGCAATAGAAGATGAAATTAATAACTATCAATTTGATAGTGTAACTAATTTACAAAACAAAATAAAAACAATCTTAATGTCTAACGATTCTAAAATTGACGAGGAAAACGCAAAACATTAAGATTATAAGCCACATAGAAAATAGCTATGTGTATATTATAGCAAATAAATTTAAAAAAGGAAAGAGGTATTTTAAAAATGGATAAAAATAAAGAAAAAGAATTAATGAAAAAAATAAATCAATTAAGTGATAAAGAAAGGGAAGGTTTTTCTACATTTGGAAATATGATTTTAGAAGTCTTAGCTGAGCATGATTCATCAGCTAAGATGTTAAAAGTCTTTTCTGATTTAACTGATGAGATGAAAAATATTATAGATGCTATTTATTTTGATCTACCAAATGACAAAAGAGATGAAAATGATGAAAAGGTAAAAAAGTTTACTGATGTCATGGAACAGTTCTTAAAAATATGTCGTGATTTTAAAAAGGAAAATGTGTAATGGAAGAAACATTAGAAATTTATGACCAATATTATGATAAATATGAAAAAAACTTTGATTATGACAGCTATTATGAATATCTAGCTGAAAGAGATGATAGAAATTGGGAGGATTGTAATGGAGAGTAAAAAAGTATGTGATTTAAGCAATCAAGAATTACTTGAGGAAATAGACATTCTTGATATTCAGATAGATGCACAATCTAAAATAATGGCTAATTTTAGATTAAAGAAAAATGAGTGTATTGAAGAATTAAAAAAGAGGCTTAAGGAAGGGGAATAAAAATGGCATTAGCAAAAGAAGCAACACTTGAAGATGTAAATTTAAAAGTTATGATATGGGGAGAAAGTGGAAGTGGCAAAAGTAGATTTGCATTATCTGCTCCCGCTCCATTAGTAGTGGATTTAGAAGGAAGTACAAGACTTTATGCAGGAGAGTTTGATTTTTGGAAAGCAGAAATCGATAAGACTAATCAACTTGCATCTAATTCAGCAAGTTTAGTTAAAAACATAATTACAGAGATAATAAAAGGTGAATATCCTGATAGAAAAACATTAATTATAGATCCAGTAACAGATTTATTAGACTGCATAGAGGATATTTGTGCTTCGCAGTATGAAAAGCAAATAGGAAAAAAGGTTGATAGCTTAAATGCTGTTCAGAAAACAAAATGGTATGCATATAGAAGAGAAACATCAAGAGCAATATTAAATCAATTAAAAGATGTACCAATGAACTTAATATTAATAGCCAGAGCTAAAAATGTATGGGATACAGTGGACGGTAAAATGCAACCAGTGGGACTTACATATGATGCACTAGATATAGTTGAATACTTAATGGATATAGTTATTCAACTAGAAAAGAATGGTGAAGAAACAAGGGCAATAGTAAAAAAGTCACGCATAGGTAGTTTACCTAAAGTTTTAGAAGTTAAAAACTTTGATTCAATTACACAAGCACTTGCAAGCAATGGGAAATTAGCGAAGAAAAGCTAAGTTTAAAAAGTATTATTGAGAATTACGAAAGAAAGGAAAATTTGTATGGAAGGCTGGGTTAAGTTATACAGGAAACTGTTAGGCAGTAATATATTTCAAAATGAAAAGCTTTTAAAGGTATGGGTATGGTGTTTATTAAAAGCATCGTATCAAGATGGAGACCAGTTAGTAGGAATGCAAAAAGTTGAACTAAAAAGTGGTCAATTTATTTTTGGACGAAAGAAAGCATCTGAAGAATTAAATATGTCTGAAAGTTTAGTTTATAGATATATGCAGTTTTTAAAAGATGAAGGAAATTTAGACATCACAGCGAACAACAAATTTTCCGTTGTAACCATTGCAAAATGGGAAGATTATCAATTTCAAGATGAAAAAATGAACAGCAAAATGAACAACAAATGGACAACAAATGAACAACAAATGAACACAAACAAGAATATAAAGAATAATAAGAATATATATTATTATTTTATTAATAAATATAAAAGCAATGAAAAAGATTTCAACAAACAAATGAAAATCTTAGCCAAAATGCGAAAAGATGAAAAATGGAATGAGCTAAAACAAGAAGAACAGTTAGAATTACAAACAGCAATTTTTAATCAGGAGGAATGACAATGAAAAGAATGATATATTATGCAGAACCTAAAAGAGAAATTTTAGCAACAGGTTATTGTTTTGGATTATTATATTTTATTTTAAATCTAGGATTTCACCCTACTGCATATATAAAAATACCCGACGATTTAGATGTAAATGACATTGATATAGATGTGCATTGGGGTATTACATATAACAAAAACCATTTATGGATTGCAGAGAATAATAGAATAAAAGGGAATTTTATTGGCTGGGACTATGCTCATATGGGAGATTATTTAGGGTTTGAAAAATTATTCCCAAAAGGAGAATGGCAAATGAACCATAAAAAATGGACAACTAAAGAGATATATGAAGAGGTGAGACATGCGTGTTACCAGATTCAGAAGATGAGAGGAGAACTAAAAGATGAATTATCAGATAACCATAAACGAAAAAGCAATAGGAAAAGAGAGACCAAGATTTAATATATGCCAAAAACGAACATATACACCTCAAAAAACAAAAAACTACGAGGAGATAATAAAGTATATGTTTCGACAGAAATATGGCTTAAATTTCAATCCTAGTGAGAATGAAATATATATCAAGATAGATGCTGTATATGCACCACCTAAAAGTTATAGCAAAAAGAAAAGACAAATGCTTATAGATGGACAAGTTGGTTATACACAAAAGCCAGATTGTGACAATATAGCAAAAGCTGTCTTAGATGCGTTAAATGGTGTGGCATGGAAAGACGATAAGCAAGTAGTTGGGTTATTGGTTTTTAAAGCTTATGGTGAGGAAGATAAGATAAATATTGAAATAAGAGAGGTAGATTAGTGATGATGATTTTAAACCAAAATAAAACAATGATAGTTAATATAGATATGACTAGTGCAATTAGCACTAATGATGCTAAAAGAGGCAATAAAATTTTAGCTACTGAACCAGGAGAAGGTGCAGGGGCATTTATTCTGGGAACATATAAAACAAAAACAAGAGCGAATGAAGTAATGAAGGAAATATTTGAAAAGATGAAAACAACAGGATTTGATTTCACTTATGAAATGCCAAAGGAGTAGTTTGTATGGGAAATAAAATAAGATTATTAGGATTTTTATCAATATATGGTGGAACTATAGTTAAAGTTTATTTGACACATGGTATACCAGGAGTAGTCTTTATGGGAATATTTTTAATGGCTATTGGTACTATTATGTCAAAAAGTGAGATAGAAATTAGTTTCAATGAAAATGAAGATGATGAAGATGATTTTTAGGAGGCTTATTAAATGAATAGAGCTAAAAGACGAGAACTAGCTAAAAGAATAAATACACCTGAGAAACTTGAAAGGATAGTTGATGAAGTTACAAGAGAAAGAACTGAAGATATTAGAAAAGAATATAACAAGAAATTGTCAGATTACATAGAAGTATTTGTAGTCATGATGTGCTATGTTTTGGACTTAGAAGAAATACCACATGAGAGAATACCTCAAATAGCAAGTCGTGTATTATTCAATATTGATAGCTTCAGAACAGGCGAATTAGTAACAGCAGATTATGATGTTATAAAAAAAGAAATTGAAGATATGGGGGTTATATTGTAATGAAAATATTAGAAAAGGTACTTTATGTTTTTTATGGTGTGTCAATTATATTTAATATTTGGCTGGCATTAAAAACAAAAAACACAGATAAGCTATGTATAGCACTATGGATATTTAATACAGCAACAATGTTTATGTTGTATAGAAAAGAGGAAAAGTTTGGTGATGAAAGAGTGGAATGGAGAGATGCATTTATAAAAAAACTTTTGAGTGATAATCTTATAAATCTTGAAGAAGATAAACATTATTGTATTCATTACAAAAATAAGAAGCCAGAGATATTATTTGCACCAAGAAAGCCACTTACAGAAAAGTTTGAAAGAGTAGAAGAAGCTAAAAAGATAGCAAGTAAACTTATTGGTTGTGAATATGTAGATGGAAAGAATTTAGAAATTGACGGTCAATATGTTGCAGGTGTTTATATTGACGATTTAGAAACAATGACACAAAGACATGAAATGGTAATAATCAATGAAGTAGATGGACTAGATCGTACTACTTGTGAAAAGATAATTGAATACTTGAAACAAGACAATGAGTTTACAAAGAAATTAAAAGAGTATGAACTTATTTAGGAGGGATTATGTTAGAGAAAACAACATTAGCAGATATAGTTGATGCAATAGTAAAACAAAATGTAAAAATAACAGATAATTCATTAGGTGGGAAATGTAGTTGTTGTGGAGAATGCTGTACTAATTTCTTACCAGTTTGCCAAGAGGAAGTTAATGCTATACAAAAATATGTCGTAGAAAATGATATTAAACCACAAAAGCAAATATTAGTGATGCAAAGTAGATTAACTTGTCCATATTATGATGGTAAAAAATGTTTGATTTATGAAGTTAGACCGTTAATATGTAAAGAATTTTATTGTTATAAGAAGCCAACAGCTGAACTTGGAAGAAAGTTTCAAGAGAAAGAATATGTTACTGTTAATATGTGGGAAATTGCAGAAGAAATAGAGAGTCAAAGGAGAAAAACAAATGAACAATGAATTAAAAACTAAACTAAGTAATGTATTAAAAGCTGAATTTGATTATATTAAGAGGACTGAAACTGACCAAACATTACTATTACAGAAAATGGGGGATATATACCATATGCAAAAAATAATCAACAATTTTGATGAATTAGAACCAGTAATTGCCAACTATTTGAATAAAAAGGCTGAAAAGGAGAAATTTGAAAGATGAGAGATAAACCATACGCAAACTCTGACACAACTTATTGCACAAACGAAACATGTTTAGATAAATGCTGGAGACATATAAGCAATTGGAAGTTTAATGAAAATGAAGATTATTGGTTAATGGAATATTGTGCAGAAGAGAGAGAAAGAATAATGAAATTGCTTAATGTTAAAAAGTAGGAGGAATTGCAATGAGTGAAAAAGAAAAGGAAACAATAGAAGATTGTAAAGAACTAGTACAAGAATTAAAACAGCACAAAGACAAAGATTTTATAGGAAGATTATATTATAAAAACAAGCCTGTTGAAGATATATTGAGTGTTTTATTAAATCTAATAGAAAAACAACAAAAAGAACTAAACAACATAAAAGAAATAGAACAATCACACCAAGAAGAAAATGGAAAGTTAAGAGTAGCGTTAGAGAAAGAAAAAGAAAAGAATAAAGAATTAGAAGAAGAAATAGAAAATTGGAAATTTACAACGAAGTATGTTGAAGATAATTATATAGACAAAGCCAAGATAAGAGTAAAAATAAATAAATTGAATAACAGTGAATTTATAGAAGATGTTATTGCTATACCATATTTAAAAGAATTATTGGAGGAAAAATAAAATGTGTGAATATTGTGAAAAAGGAAGATTAGTAAGAAGCTGTAATTTTTGTGGAAGTGCAAAAATGAGAATAATTGAAGGCAAAGAATTTAATACATTAGATATATATGGAGATGAAAAGAAATTTAATATATTTAAAAGAATATATCAACCTAGATTTGATATAAATTATTGTCCAATGTGTGGCAGAAAGTTAGGTGAGTAAAAATGTATAAATATTTATTTGAAAAACATTATAAGCACGATTACGATACAAATACAAATCGAAAATTGTTTAATAGTGTTGATGATTTATTAGATTATATGAAAACTGATGCAGAATGTTTATTTAATGGTGGATTTTCAAGTGCTGAAATTAGATTATATAGAATAAAAGTAGAAGAAAGTTAGGAGGGTATAAATGGAATTTAAAATAAACAACGATAATTGGCAAATAAAGGAACTCAACAAAGAAAAAATGAGAGAACTTTGGAACGAAATAACAGGAGAAGATACTTGCGTCTTTGGATTAACCGTAAAAACATCACAAATAATATTTCTTAATAGCGATATTTGTAAACAACAAAAAATTAAAACCTTAAAGCATGAATTGGCACATTGTTATATTTGGGAATATGGATTGTATTATGCTAACGAAGATGAAGAAACAGTATGCGAAATAGTTGCCAAAAGCAATGATTTTATAAATGAAGTAGTAGAAAAATATAAAAAAGCTATTGAGGAGAGTGAATAAATGGAAGAAATAAAAGTTGGAGAGTATATAAGAACTAAATCTGGTTGTATATTTAAAGCAACAGAATATTGGTTAGAAGAGTGTTATTCAGACAGAGTAAATATAAAGAAGCATAGTAAAAACATAATAGATTTAATTGAAGAAGATGATTTTGTCAATGGAGAATTAGTTACGAAAATAAAGGAATGGAAATCATCAAAAGATGGTTGTTTTAGATATGCTGTTACAGTTCATTGTAATGTTATTCGAGCAGATGAAATTGAAGATGTTGTTACACATGAGCAATTCAATCAAATGAAATATATAGTAGGAGATGAGTAAATGGATAATAAAGAAAGTTTAATAACAGAAAAATATATAACAATAACAATGGAAGAATATAAAGAGTTGTTAATAATAAAAGGGAAATATGAGGAAATAAGAAGGATACAAAAGCCTTTGATTTTATATGATGGATACACAGAAAATGGAACAACAATAATGCCTTGTGGAGATAGAACAAACGATCCAATAATGAATCCACAATATAAAGTAACATGTTAGTATCAGAAGGAGGAAGTATATATGGGATTAGATATGTATTTAGTTAGAAAAAAATATATAGGTGCTAATTATGAACATAATGAAGTCAAAGGAACAATTGATTTAACTTCAAAAGGAAAGAAAATTCCAATTGATTTAAACAAAGTAACCGAAATATACGAACAAGTAGGGTACTGGAGAAAAGCAAATCAAATACATAAATGGTTTGTAGATAATGTTCAAGATGGAATTGATGATGGTGGTGCATATTATGTTTCAGATGATGATTTAAAAAAATTGTTGGCAAAATGCAAAGAAGTTGAAAAAAAGGCAATACTCGTAGATGGAAAAGTTAAAGTCTCAGAGCGTTTTGTAGATGGAAAATTTGTACCAATTTATGAAGACGGAATGGTTATTGAAAATGCAGAAGAAATAGCAAAGATATTACCTACACAAGAAGGATTCTTTTTTGGCTGTACAGATTATGATGAAGATTATATGGAAGATATAAAGGATACAATTAAAATAATAGAATCAATATTAGAGGAAGAAAAAATATTGAATGAACAAAGAATATGGTCAGAATTTGAGTATAGTGCAAGTTGGTAAAGAAAGAAGGTAAATAAATGACAGATATAAAACAAGTTGAAAAAATAGCAGATTGTATGATTGAAACAGGTACAAAGATGAAAGAATTTTTGAAAGAGGATTTTTTATACAAAAAAGAAAGAGAATTAACTGAGGAAGAACAAAACAAATATTATCAATTTGTTGGATTCTATATTTCTTCAGTTCAAGAAATAAATAGTTTGATATCAAATTTATAGGAGGAAATTATTATGATAATAGGAATTACGGTTTTAGTTGAGGTTATACTTTTGATTTTAGCAATAATAGGGTGGTATATTGCAGATAATGGAGAAGATATTATTGGTCATTTGTTAATGACAACTTGTGCTTTAGCATTATTAATTATACCAATATCAATAGGTTTTTTTCATGGATATGTTAATTACAACGAAAGTAATGACAAAGACTTAGCAAGAATCACAGCAGTAACACAAGAGCAAACAGCATTTAGAACATACTATAAAGTAGAAGTAGAATACTTAACAAATACACCACAACAAGAGGGTGTTATAACAAATTATAGAATAGAAAAAGATACTTTTTATTGTTACTACGAAGACAAAGAACTTGTTGAAAAACTGAAAGCTAACCAATACAAAGAGTTATGGATAATTACAGGTTATAAGGGGGGCTATGAGTCTTGGAAAGATTTTGGAACCAAACTTATCAAAAATATTGAGCTGAAGGAGGAATAAAGATTGAGTAAGAATTTGGAAATAGACAAGAAAGAACTGATAAAACAAATGAAAGAAACAGCACTAAAAAAGCCAAATGCTAGATTAAAAATAATGGTTGCAAAAGGAGAAAATAATCCAATATGTGAATTTGATGTAGATGGTGTTGGACCTAAAGAAGTTGGATTGGTGTACCTAGCTTTGGAGGAAATGAGAAAAGTAATAGAAAGAAGCTATCCGATAGCAGTGGACTATGCAAATAAAGCTTTAAAACTAAGAGGAAGTAAAAAAATAGAATTAGATGACTAAGGAGGAACGGAAGATGGCAAAGAAAAGAATTTTATCAGATGAAGAAAAAGCAAAAAAGAAGTTGGCGAAGAAAGAATTAAAACAATTTCGAAAAGATTTTAGTTATATTACTGAAAAAATATATGCAACTGAGGAAACAAGAAGTTTACTTGAAAAAGTCACAACAGTGCTAGAAAAAAATAAATCTTATACCAAAGGAGCTAGTCCTGATAAAATTGCAGATGGTATTTCAGAACTAGAAGATTTGAAAGGAAAATTAAGTGATAAGACATTAGAATTGCTCAAAATAAAAAAGGTTATAGAAGATAAAATTGATTTATTGCCATCACCATATAGGGATATATTATTTTATAAATATATTAGAGATAAAAAATGGATAGAAATAGCAGATGAAATACATTATGATCATAGATACATAAAGAATGAATTACATGAAGAAGCATTATATTTATACTCACAAATTTAAAAGAGCTTGCTAAAACTTGCTGAAACTTGCTTTTTAAATGTGTTATATTATAAATGGAATTAGTATATAATTCCAAAAGTTGAACAATCCTTATGTAAGCTTCATTGAGATTGTGCTTTTAGTTATCTATAAAACAGTCTCTTCCCACTAAATATATTATTAACCATGTGAAGACTAAATATCATTAGGCATGGAATTATTTGACTGGAGTAGTCGAGTGAAAGGATACTTTGGCTTGGTTGCTTTGTAGTTATAGCAATATAACATACAAGAGATAGAAATATCAATCGAAAAGATAATGTGCAAAGATATAGCGTACAATCAGGTACTAAAGGTGTCGTGGTAACAATAGACGCCATGTGTCATGGAATAAGCCCCCATACTACAAGGTGATACTTGTAAGTCAATCGAGGTAGAATCAAAACAATACCATTTCTCATGATGTTTTCGAAAGAAAACTATAAGACACTAATAGGTTAAAGTAGCTCAAGAGATATTTTGGGTAAAAACTGTTGATACCAGTTCTAAGGTTCGAATCCTTATAGGATACAATTATCTGAATGATGGGTGAAATTTATAGGTAAGCAATCCTATACAAGCTTTGAAAGGGGTAAGAAGTATTAAGGTAGCTCCTTAATGCTCAGACTTATCTTCTTGTTGACTGAATAATTGTAAGAGTTATATTGATGTAAGGCGAAGGTCTAATAATATATTTTTATATATTGCGGGTGGAAGGTAAGGCATCTTACTGGTCTCATAAACCAGATAAAACTAGTTCGATTCTAGTACACCGCAACCATAGAAAACTTATTGCTAAAACTATTTTTTTCATTTTTATTCTTAGCTACTGAGTAGCACCAGTAGCTTACTATAGGTATTAGCTGTACTAGACAGTTGATATATATTATCATTAATGTAAAAATGATATTCATGTAAAGAAGTGTCTCTAGAATACATCAATAGCCAATTCTAGTTATGGCTAAATATCACGGAAGTAGTGTTGAAAGGAAGCACATAGAATTAATCTATAGAGTGGGTTCGATTCCCACCTCTGTGAAGGTCCCATAGTAGTACTCATCTACCAAGTGGTAGAATGAGTTCCTGAAGAAGTATGTACTTGCAATAGTATATACTTCTTTTGTTATACATAGTACACAGTAGAAATAACATAGAATGCAGGTTGGCAAAGAAATAAGGCTAAAGTACACGGTCTTATAGCCGACTTGACTCGAGGTGCAATATTCTATAACTATTTCTATTGTGTAGTGTTTATAATAAGGGGGAGTGATTATATGACACGAAAAGATTTGTTTGAAAGACATAAAACAATGTGTGAACATTGCACTAATAAAAATTGTGATGGAATACATTTAACAATTAATAACACCACTGTTTGTGAACAAGGAGAAATGAAAGGTCCTATAATACAAGAAGTTGATATAGAAACAATACAAGATGATCTTTATTTATAATATTATGAAGATTTAGATGAATATTGGAAAGAGGTAGGGGTGAAGTAAATGAAAGTGATAACAATACCATATATAAATAGTAAAGGACAACCAGCAGATTATTTTTATGACTTGACTAATGGAGGCAAAGTAATAAAGGCTGGAACTGTTTTAGATGTATCAGAAAAAAGAGCAAAAGAATTAATGGGAGATAATAAACTAGGCATAGTATTCGCAGAATTATATGATGAGGAAAGAGAAATAATAGAAGCAATGGGAGAAGATGGAATATTTATTGAACAATCAGAAGATATCATAAGTTTAGAAGAAATGACAAGAGACGAATTATTTGAATTAGCTGACAAGTTAGGATTAAAAGTTCCTAGAAATACAAAAACAATTAATTTAATTAACAAAATAATTGAGAAACAAAACTCATAAAAATAGGGGAGGTCTGAAATATGACTGATATAAATAATTTAACACCACCACAAAAAGCATTTTGTGATGAATTTTTGAAAAGCTTGAATGCAACACAAGCATATAAAAAAGCATATCCTAATTGTAAAACCGATAAAGTAGCATCACAGTCTGGTAGTAGGCTGTTGAGAAATGACAAGGTTAAGGCATATATAGACAAAAGGCAAAAAGAAAAAGAAGAAAAAGCAATTATAACTCAAGAAGAGATTTTAAAAGAACTTAAAGAGATTGTAATGTGCAAGGGTGAAGCTACTAGTAATAGATTGAAAGCTATGGAACTTGCAGGAAAGCATTTAGGAATGTTTAAAGAAACAAACATGAATGTAAATATGAGTTATGAAGATTATATCAACAAAGTAGTTGATGATGATGAGTATTAATACAAAAAAATATATAGAGAACTATTTGAAGATTAGAAATAAAGCATCTCAAATAGTTCCTTTAGTTTTAAATGAACCTCAACAGAAATATTATGATGTAATAAAGAAACTTCATAATGAAGGAAAACCAATTAGAATAATAATACTTAAAGCAAGACAAATGGGATTTAGTACAGTAACAGAGGCAATACTATTTAAGAAGACAGCAACAAAGCATAATGTTAGTTCTGGAATAGTAGCACACAAAGAAGATAGTACAACAAACCTATTCGAAATGTCAAAACTATATTATGAGAACCTACCTGAACCAATGAAGCCAGCTAGAAAGAAATCTAATGCTAAAGAGCTAGTATTCAATAACAAGTTTAATACTGGTTTAAATAGCAGAATAAAGTGTATGACAGCAGGTGGAAATGGTATAGGTCGTTCAGATACATTTATTAATTTACACTTATCAGAATTAGCATTCTGGGAAGGTGACAAAAAGAAAACACTTATAGGATTATTGCAAGCAGTACCAAATACACTTGACTCAGTTGTTATTATTGAATCAACTGCAAATGGCTATGAATATTTTAAAGAGCTATGGGACAAGGCTGTAGCAGGAAAAAATGAGTTCTATCCATTATTTGTTGGTTGGAACGAATTAAAAGAATATCAAATGCCATATACAGGTTTTAAATTAACAGATGAAGAAAAACTTTTGCAAGAGAAATATAATTTGTCGTTGGAACAATTAACCTGGAGAAGATGGTGCATTAATAACAACTGTGGTGGTGATATAGATGTATTTAAGCAAGAATATCCTATAACACCCGAAGAAGCATTTCTATCAACTGGTAGATGTTATTTCAATAAAGAAGTTATTATTAATAGAATACAAGAAATTAGAAACAAAGAACCAATACAAAGAGGTTCTTTTTTTTGTGATTATGATGGAACTAAAATTAAGAACATTGTGTTTAAAGCAGATAAGAAAGGCGAAATAAAGATATATAAAAAGCCTGAACCTGGAAGACCATATGTAATAGGTGGAGATACAGCAGGAGAAGGCTCAGATTTCTTTACAGCTCATGTAATAGATAACATTACAGGTGAACAAATAGCAGTGCTTAAAATGCAATGTGAGGAGCTTGAATATGTAAAGCAAGTCTATTGTTTAGGCAAACACTATAATGATGCATTAATAGGATTGGAAAACAATTTCAGTACATATCCAACAAACAAGTTAGCTGAAATGAGTTATCCAAAACTATATGTAAGAGAAAAAGAAGATACATCAGTAAATAGATATGAAATGTCTTATGGATTTAAAACAACAGTAGTTACAAGACCTTTAATATTAGCAATGTTACAAGAGATAGTCGCAAATGAAGTAAACAAGATTAATGATATAGACACCCTACAGGAAATGCTTACATTTATTAAAAATAAAGTTGGGAGACCAGAGGCAGAGCAAGGATACCATGATGACTTAGTTATGGCACTTGCAATTACATACTACATAAGAACACAACAATCAATGAAAATCAAAATCAATGTATCAAAAGAACATGATGATATGTTAAAAGCTTTTGGGTTTAAAAATGTTATTAAGCCAATTTCAAATGATTTTGGCAGTAAAATAAAACCAATTTAGGAGGTAGCAAAATGATAGAAAATTTTAAAGTATTAGTTAGAAATTATGCAAATGAACATGTAGATATTACAGATGGAAGAAAGATAGACTTAGATGAAGTATATGTAGTATGGCAATGTAAAACATTACAAAACTGGAAAGCTTTATTAAGCACAACATTGTCTGATGGAATGTATTATGAGCTAACATACAATGGAGATAAACAAGAGATATATTTAGATGCTTATAAAAAGTTTGAAAACAGATGCATTAAATTAACTTCACCTAAGGAGGCATAACATGATAATTTTATATTCACTATTTACAGTCCTATGCTTATGTATAGGATTTTTTGTTGGCTACAAGATTGGAGATAAAAAAGAATTACCTATTGTTAATCCAATTAAGATAGCTGAAAAAGTTACAACAGATGTTAAAAATATCAAAAAACAAAAAGAACAATCAAAGGAAATAGACGAATTAAATAAAATACTCAAAAACATTGACAGGTATGATGGAACTGGTCAAGGACAAATTCCAATTAAAAAGGGGTGAAATAGATGAAAGATAATAGTATTCAAAATATGACAGATGTGTTTGTAGAATATGAAAAAGGTAAGAACTATAACAACACTTTAAATTTATTTAATAATACACAGAAATGTTATGATTTCTATCATGGCAAGCAATGGCAAGGTGCTGAAACGGGAAATATACAACCAATAACACAAAATATTATTAAACCAATAGTTAAATACAAAATTGGAGTTGTTAAATCTAATCAATATCAAGTAGTATTTAATCCAAATACATGGGAAAATTTAGATGAATATAATAAACTAGACAAGATATGTCATAGCTTAAATAGATATGTAAATCGTATATGGGAACTAGAACAAGTTAAATTCAAAACAGATGAGGCTTTAAAAGATAGTTGTATATGCTCAGAGGGTATAGTTCACACATATGAAGAAAATGGGAGCATTAAGCTAGAATTAGTGGACAAGGTCAACATCTTTTATGGCAATGAAAATGATGATAATATACAGGACCAACCTTATATTATTATTTCTTATAGAAGAACAGTAGATAGTGTTAAAGAAGAAGCGAGAAGAAATGGAGTATCAGAAGACATAATTGATTCTATTGTATCAGACCAAGAGTATTTTGAACAAACAAGCCATGAAAAAAGGATTAATGAAGTAAGCCCTATGTGCTTAGTTTTGCTTAAATATTATAAAAAGAATGGCACGGTATGGATAAAAAAATGTACTAGAACAGCAACAATAAAAGAAGAAGCTGACACAACACTTACAATGTATCCTATAGCACATACTTTATGGGAAAAAATAAAGGGGTATGCTAGAGGTATTGGAGAGGTAGAACAACAAATACCAAATCAAATTGAGATAAACAAGACTGCTTTTCGTAGAGCGATAGCAGTTATGGTTGGAGCTTTTCCAAAATTGGTTGCAAATACGGAATTTGTTGCTAATCCAAGTGCTTTAAATGAAGTAGGCTCAACAATAGAGTTAGAAAAAATACCAGCTAATAACATTAATCAAGTTATAAGCTATTTACAACCAGCACAGATGAGTGCAGATGCATTAAATTTGCAAAATGATTTAATGCAAAATACAAGAGAATTAGCTGGAGCAGGTGATACTGTTACAGGTAATGTAGATCCAACACAAGCTTCAGGAAAAGCAATCTTAGCAGTACAACAAGCATCACAACAACCTCTAAATGAAAATCTAAATACATTTAAGGTATTCTTAGAAGATATAGCAAGAATATGGTTTAACATGCTTCAAGTTTACTCTATAGATGGTATAGCAGTAACAGAAGAAATTACAGACGAAACTACAGGGAAAAAAATAGAAGTTCCATATAGAATAAGTTATGAAGAACTTAATGCTTTAAAACCAAATATAAAAATAGATATTACTCCAAAATCACCTTATGATAAATTAGTTCAAGAGCAATCAATGGAAAACTTATTAATGAATCAATTTATAACATTCGAGGAATGGGTTAAGAGCTTAGATGACGACTCTATGATTAATAAACCTAAGTTAGAAAAACTATTAAAAGATAGAGAAGAACAAGAAAAACAAATGCAAGAAATTCAAATGCAAGCAAATAATATTGAAAGTGCAATGAGTCAAGTTATGGAACAAGAAAATCAAAGTGTTGTAGGGAATGAAATATCAAATATAGCAAATCAAGGTGAGTATATCGCACAAGGGGGAATGATGAATAATGCTGTGTGAAAATTGTAAATTTATAGAAATGCGAGTTGAAAGTGTTGATACAGAAAACAACAAAGCAACTCATGTATGTAAAAAATGCGGTTATACAGTAACTAAGGAAATACCGAGAGAAGAAGACAATGTTGAAGGTGAAACAATATAGTCTTTTTTTTATAGTCCAAAACATGTGTAAGACAAAAAACTGCTATCAAGGGAATTTATAGTCATACGGACTTTAACTGGGAGGTTTTATGGAAGATAACCTAAATAATGAAAATGAGATTGTACTAGATGACGAAGAAGTTATTGAAGTCAATCAAGAAAATACTGAGGAAGTAGAGAATACTGAGCCAGTAGAAAACTCTGATGTGAAAACATACACAGAGGAAGAAGTAGAGCAAATCAAAGCCAATCTTAAAAAAGAATATGACACTAAAAGTCAAAAAATCTTTGACAGTAGATGGGCAAGAGAAAAAGATAAGATTGAAAAAGCTAATGCACCACTACTTCAAATGGAATCTGTTTTAACAAAACAGCTTGGTGCAACAGATAGAAATGATTTAGTTAAAAAGCTAGGTGATTTCTATAATGTCGATATTTCAAGTCCTTCTGGAAAGCTTACAGAAAGACAAGAAAGAATATTGGCAAATGCAGATGCCGAAGACATTAAGTCATTAGGTTATGAGGAAATGGTTTCAGAGGCTAATCGTATTGCTAGCATACCAAGAGACCAAAGAACCATTCACGACTCTGTAGTTTTTGATAGCTTAGCAAAAGAACTTACAGAGCAAAAAGAAAAGAAAGAATTAAATGAAAAAGGTTATGATTTAGCAATTCTTGAAGATGGAAAATTCAAGGATTTTAGAAAAAAGCTAAATTATGATACTTCAATAGCTGAAGCTGTTGATATGTATAATTTATTGGTTAAAGGTAAGTCAATAGAAGACAAGCCTAAGCCAGTAAAACCTGCATCAGCAGGAAGTACAAAGAGTAATGTTACTCAAGCACAACTTAAAGATTTTTATACATATGAAGAAGCATTGCGATTTAGCAAAGCTGATTTCGATAAAAATCCAGAGTTATATAAAAGAGTACAAGACTCAATGTCTAAATGGTAAAACTTGAATTTCACATCTTTAAGGACTGTTAGTCAAGCCTTAAAGAAAGGTGGAATGAAACATGGCTGTTTCAAAATTTATTCAAACAATATGGTCAAAAAATATCCAAGATGATTTGGAAATTAAATGTAAATTAGTAGATAACTGTACTAGAGAGTACGAAGGTGATTGTAAATATGCAAATACTGTAAAAATCTTAGGTGTTGGTAATCCAACAATAGGACAATATACTGGTGCTGACATCACAATAGAAGAAATGTCAGATAAAGACCAAAATCTAGTAATCGACCAAAGAAACTATTTTGCTTTCTTAGTTGATGATGTAGACAAGGCCCAATCTGTACCAGGATTACCACAAAAATTCCAAAAGAAAGCAGTTCATGCATTAGCAGTTAAAAGAGATTCTTATGTAGCTGGTTTAGCTGAAGGTGCAACATACTCTATTACTTGTGATACTTTAACACAAGAAGGAGTAAAAACAGCTATTGATAATGCACTAGTTGCTTTAAGAGAAAGAAATGTTGATGTAGACAATGATGTAGTAATTGAAATTTCTCCAGCTATCTACAATGTATTCAAAAATGAATTAATTGAATTAAAAACAGCTAATGATGAATTAGTTAAAAAAGGTGTAGTTGGAATGTATGATTCTGCTAAAGTAATTATGACAAATAACTTACTTAAAAAAGAAGGATATGCTTATGCAATGGTTAGAACAAAAACAGCTATTGCATTCGCAGGACAAATCAATGAAGTTGAAGCAGGAAGAATGGAAAAGAAATTCGCTGATTACATCAGAGGATTAGATGTTTTCGGTTCTAAAATTATAGCTCAAGATGAGTTAGAAGTAATCAAATTTGCATTACCAGCAACAACAAACACAAACCAAGGAAATGGTGAAGGTGTGTAGCAACTTAGGGGGAAATTAATTTTTCTCCCTCTTTTTTTATATTCTGGGGTGGTGTAAAGGTAACACATGAGTCTTTGACACTCAAATTATTAGTTCGAGTCTAGTTCCCAGAGCCAATTTTTAAAAAAGGAGGAAATGATATGGAAAAGTTTTATATTACACCAGACATAACTGGTTATCCAGGATTGATTGTCAAAAAAGAAACAGAGAAAACATTTGAAAGTGAAGGAATATCGCAAACATTAAAGGATTTAACACTTATCACTAAATTAACAGAAAAAGGTGATAACTATGATAGTACATCAGTAGCACATGTGTATTTAAATGAGGGTGATATAGTGCTATTTGATGAAAAGAAAGGCTATATCAAACCTGCAATTCAAATGCAAACAGCAAAAGAAATAGCTGATGATTTTAATGCCTTAGTATAAAGGGGTGAAGAAAATGACACTAGGAGAAAACAAAAAAATTGTTTTAGGATTGATTGAAGAATATAGCGATATTAATTCTAAAATGACAGATGATGAAGATATAGCTTTAAGACTTAACTTAGTATATTCAACAAGCTATCAAGAACTAAGTGAGAAAAAGAAGATACTAAAAACAAAAGTATTAAAAGAAATATCAGATGAAGTGCAAGAAGCAGGTTTCACAGAGTACACACTGCCATCAAGTATGTATCAAATGAAAAATGTTATTGCATTAGATGAAAATAATAATATGGTTAATGCTGACTATTACACAGTAGGTAAAAAGAAGATTTTTATAAATAATAACTCTAACTATCAGTATATACTAGAATACTATGCTTATCCAACTGTTATTACAGAAAAAACTGATGATGATTTTGTACTAGAAATAGATCAAGATGCACAAATGGTTTTACCATATATGGTGGCATCAGACATTTTAAAAACAGACCCATCAGCAGATTACACTGCATTTCTAGCAGAGTATAGAAGAAAGTTGCAAGAGATGAATACAAGTCTTTCAGCACCTAAAGTAAGAATTAAGCAGAACTATTTTTTATAGGGGGTGTGAAAAATGAAAGCAACACCAATAAAAAGAGTGTATTCAAATTTTAGAGGAGTAGATTTTTCAAATGAACCATCTATTGTAGATTTAAGAAGAAGTCCTGATGCTATAAATGTTTGGAAAAACTATGGTGCAACCCAGGGCAGGTGTGTTGAAACACGACCAGGATATAGAATGTTAAACCAATTTATAAATAAAAAAATTAATGGATTGTATTTTTTGACAAATTCAATATTAATAATACATGCTGGAACATATTTGTATTATTGGAAAAATTTTCCTGATACATCAGCGGGTAATATATCCTTTACTTTTATAGGTATGAATAATGTTAAAAGTTCTTTTGTTAAATTTGACGAAAAAGTATATATGTTAGATGGGAAGAACTATACTGTAATTAAAGAGGGAAATAATGGAAATATTTCAACAATAAAATATCCTTTTAACACATATATACCAACAACAACAATAGCAAGACACCCAAATGGTGGCGGAGAAATGTATGAAGATGTAAATTTGTTGTCAAAATACAGAATTAATACCTTCTTAGGTGATGGAACATCAACAGAATACTATTTAGATGCTCAATTGATAGATAGTGTAGAAGAAGTTAAAGTCAATGGTAGTGTTGTGAATGACTATACAGTAAATATTACAGCAGGAAAAATAATATTTACTACTGCACCTTCAGAAGCTATAAACGGTGTAGATAATGTTTATATTAAATTTGCTAAAACTGTAGAAGGCTATGCTGATAGAATTTTAAAATGTACAAAAATGGTTGTGTTTGATAATAGGGTTTTCTTTACAGGAAATAGCAATTTTAAAAATACTATTTTTCACAGTTCATTGAATGATCCAACATATGTATCAGATTTAGATTATTATCAAGACGGAACTGATGAGTCAGCAATTAAAGATATGGTAGTAGGTAATAACATTTTGTGGGTATTTAAAGAACCAAATCAACAAAATGAAACAATATTTTATCATACACCTATGGAAGTATCTGAATATGGAAAAGTTTATCCAGTTCAACAAGGCAATGTATCAACAGGGTGCTATTCATGTGCTATTAATTATTCTGATGATATAGTATTTCTGTCAAAGTATGGTTTAGAAGGGATAACAGGAGATATAGCTCAAGAGCAAGCATTAACGCATAGAAGCTCATTAATTGATAGTAAATTAATTAATAGTGGTAATTATGAAGTTGCTAGTATGACTGAGTGGCAAGGATACTTATTGATTCTATCAGACAATAAAATATATTTAGGTGATATGAGACAATTATATCAGGGTGTTACAGGATACGAATATGAATGGTATTATTGGGATTTTAATCAAAATATAACACTCTTAAAAGAATATAAAGGAAAATTGTATATAGGAACCGAAGATGGTTCTTTTTTTGTTGTAGAGGGAACGAATGATAATGGAGAACCAATTTATAGTTGTTGGACAACTCCAATGGATAATTTTGGTTTTGAAAATCATTTAAAGACTACAAACAAAAGAGGTGGAATAGCTAAAATTAAGACTATTCAAAATGGAAAAATAAAAATAGCAGAATCAACAAATAAAAGAGATGAAAGGTTCATTACGAGTAAATCTTCAAATGGTTTTGACTATTCAAATATAGATTATTCAAATTTTGCATATACGACTAAAAATGACTCTTATATTGTTTATAAGATAAAAGATAAAAAGTTTATAGATCTGTCACTTAAATTTTATAGTGATGAATTAAATAAGCCTTTTGGATTGTATGAAGCAACGATGGAAGTTTTTGTCGGTGGATATGTAAAAAGATAGGAGGAAAAAATGAGTTTAACAAAATTAAATGAAAACCTAAATAATCACCAGTCTTTGCCAGACCAACCATCATTAACATCACAAGAATTAAAAGTGCTTTTTGACAAAGCTGGTAATGATATTAAAACATATTTAAATACAATTCTTACAGCTGAGATAGATGCTTTAATTAGTAATATTCAAAGCGGGAAAATAGATGTAAATAAAATAGTTAATAATTTGACAACTGGTGGAGCTAACAATGTAGCATCAGCAGAAATGGTAAAACAATTAAATAATAACAAGTTAGATGCAAGTGCAAATGCAGTAAGTGCAAGCAAATTACAAAATAGTAGAACCATATCTTTGAGTGGTGCGGTTAGTGGTAGTGTAGATTTTGATGGCGGTGAAAATGTAAATATTAATACTACTCAATCTAATATAGTAGTTTTAAATAGTACAAATATAAATAAAAATGGCTATGGAGTGTATATTGCAAATTTTAACTTTCCAAATGGATTTAATAAGCAAAATTGTGTCCCTATTGCAGTTGGATTTAAAAGTGGTCATTGGAGGTATTTTGGAGTAGATGGTCGAAAAAGTTTAAGTGTTACATTTTGGGATAGTGGTTCTCAACAAATAACTGCATTTTTTGGCGAAGACATGGAAGGAGTTCCTAACCAGTGTCGAGTTGTTTTAATGAAAATATCTTAGGAGGTGAAAGAATATGGAAAATAATCAATATGCAGATATAGACAAATTAATAGCAAATCAAAATTCGTTGTTAGAGCAACAACAAGCTCAACAGAATGATATTTTAAATCAACAAATGCAAATGCAAATTGACCAAATTAATAGAAATAAAACAGAGATAGACCAGAATGTTAACAAAACTAATTCTGGCCTTTATGCTGACTATAAGAAAGCAACTAATAGATATGGTGCAAATGCAGAAAATTTATTTACACAAGGATTAGGAAACTCAGGATTTGCTGAAAGCACACAAACAAATTTATACAATACATATCAAAAAAATATAACTGATACAAATAATACAGCTATGAAATTAAAGGCTGAATTTGATAATCAAATAGCAGATGCAATGAAAAACAGAGATTTACAACAAGCACAATTTGCGTTGCAACTGTATCAACAAAAAATGAATTTGTTAACACAAGAATATGATTTAAAGAATAATAAAGAGGAACAACTTTATAACAGAGGTATTGATGAAAGAAATTATAATTATCAATTGAGTAGAGATAAAGTTGCAGATACTCAATGGGAAAAAGAATATCAAAGAGCATTAAAAGAAGCAGAACTAGCAGAATTGTGGAGACAAAAGAATTATGATTATCAAGTTGGTAGAGATGCTGTAACAGATAGTCAATGGAACCAACAATTTGACTATCAAAAATCAAGAGATGCTGTAACAGACAATCAATGGAATCAACAATTTAATTATCAGAAATCAAGAGATGCTATAGCTGATAATCAGTGGGAAAGAGAGTATGCACTTTCAAGTCAAAAAGTAGCTAACCAGTCATCAAAGGCAAATACATCTAAAACATCTAATACATCTAATACAATAAATACAGCTGATTTAAGTAATTTAAATGCAACAAAAAGTCAAAAGAAAGGCTGGGAGGCAATAAAAACTGATGCGGCTGTAGCATATTTAATTAAACAAGGAAAAGAAGAAGAAGCATATCAATATTTGTTAGAACACAGCTAGGAGGTAAACTATGGAAAGTGTTGATGAAAGATTTAATAGATTAAAAGCTGGTATTCAAGCAAGAGAAGAAAGTGTGACTCAAAGATACAATGATATTGTAAATAGAATGAATACTCAGCAACAATTAGCTCAAAGAAGGGCTAATGTAAATCCAATGAATAGTATAAGAAATCAATATAGTGTATTTAAGCAAAGGCTACCTGAGATAAGGAAACAAACAGAGTATAATAAAGCTAATGCTAAGAGATTGCAAGAAGAACAAACAGCTAAGAATTTAGGTATGTCATATGAAGACTTTAAGAAAGCTGAGGAACAAAGAAAAGCAGTAGCAACTAATGCTATGAAAGATGGGAAAAAGCCTAATTATAATTTACCACAATTATCTGTATCAAATGAGGAGAAGAAAGATAAAAGAGATAATGGGCAATATAGTTTAACAGATTTATCATATGACATAGCATATTCAGATTGGAATAAGACACCATATGGAAAAATAGCTAGGGTAGGAATAGATGCTATTAATAATGCTGGTACAATTGCAGATAGTGCGGTTAGAGGAGCTGATAATGGAGGAGCTGATTTCTTATCTTATGCAACAAGATTGACAAAAAAGAAAGATGAAATGCTAAATAATGCTGGAACATGGGGAAAGGTATTAGCAGTTGCTACTGGAGATACAGAGTATTTGTTTAATAATGATACTAAAAGAGAAGCAGAAACAAGAGAAATTTTAAATTCATTAGAAAGATTTAAAAATAATAATAACGAGCAAATAGACTATAATCGTAAGATAGTGGATCAAAATTCTACTACAGGAATTGTAAAAAAAGTAAATGAGTTAGCTCCATCTATAGGAAATAACGCAGTAGGTGCTGGATTAAGTATGATAAGCCCAACAGCTGGAACAATGTATTTTATAGGTTCAGCTGGTGGAAGTTACTATGATGATGCAATACGAAGGGGTATGAATGAAGACCAAGCACTATTATATGGAACTGTAATGGGAACTATGGAAGGTTTAACTGAAAAAGTTGCACTTGGAAAAACAACTAAAGCAGGTATGATGTTGGGGAAAGGTGAATTAGGGAAAGCTTTAACTGAAACTGGAATATCATTAGGAGAAAACTTTATACAAGAAGCTATAATGGAGCCTATACAAGAAACATCAGCAATGGTAATTGGAGGAAAAGATAAATCGGACTTTTCAAATATGGGACAAAGAATGTTACAAAGTGGTATTGATGGTGCTTTATCTGCAATATTAATGGAAGGAGCTACAGCAGGAGTTCAATCAGCAGTTAATGTGCAAGATAAAATAGAAAGAGGACAAAATGTTTCAGATAAAGAAATTCAACAGGCTCTATTTGATGTACAAGCAAGTAAAAAAGTTGACATTGAAGCTAAATTTAAGCAAGAAATACAATACCAAGTCCAAAAAGCAAGTAGAGAGTATGCGAAAAAGAATAATATTGAAAATTTGCAACAAAACCCTATCAAAAATCAAAATATAAATCAACAACAACAAATTAGTCAAGTAGATACCAAAAACGGATTAAATCAAAATGTCGAAGGTCGATTTATAGATAATTATATAAAATCTGCTCAACAGAATAATATTGATACTAATAATAGAGCAGTAGGACAAATTGGAGAGCTTTCTGCTAAAAGAGGAGTGCAAACTTTGTTTGATGGTAGCTACTTTAAAAATAATTCTAATGCAAATGCAATGTATATAACAGATGAAAATGGCAATAGAAGTATTATACTAAATCCAAATGCAAAAGTTACAAACAAAACATTACAACAAGTAGAAATACATGAGTTAGTACATGACATGTATCAATCTGAAGGATTTGAAAGAGTTAGAGACATGGTATTAGAATATGACAAAGGAAAAGAAGGTTATGCAGAAGCAAGAAAAGCGTTAGAAGATTTATATGCACAAGTATATGATAGAAATGCAGAAAATTTTTCAGCATTAGTTGATGAAGAAGCAGTTGCAGATATTTTAGGTAATAAACTAGGAGATCAACAATTTATTAATGAGTTGGTTAATCAAAAGGAAACAAGAAGTAAAGCAAGACAAATTTATGATTGGATTGTAGAAAAGTTAAATAATATAACAAGAAGCTTTGAAAATATCAATGACTATTTCTTTTGGAAAGATGTAAAAAATAAGTTTGAGGTTGCATTCCAACAAGAATATCATGGAAATAATCAAGATACTAGATACAGCATAATAGAGATTGTTGGAAAAAATAAAAACTATGGCACAGGTGTATTATTAGATACAGATTTATTTGAAGGATTAAAGCCAAGAAACTGGGAAAACAAATTGAAACAATATGTATTTGAAAATTTGGCAGGAAAAGAAATACCAACTATTGATGAAAATGGTAATGTAAGAAATGTTTATGTTGCGGAATCAAACGATAGAGTAAAAAAAGATGGTTCAAAAAATAGTCATAAAGTATTAAATAAGTTAGCAGGTAGCAATAAAAATAATAACATTAAAAATTTAAGTGTTGCACAACTTGAGGAAGTAGTACAAAGCTCAAAAAAAATTGACGAAAATACAATTCATAATCACCAATGGTTAGATGAAAATGGTTGGGAGTTTAGAAAAACATATTTACAAGATGTAAAAGGAAATATTTATGAGGCAGTATTAAATGTTGCTAAGGGGAAAACCAGAGATATAATCTATGATATAAATAATATAAGAGAAGTTGAGCATGGAAACGCGTCCTCAAAGGGACAATCCAAAAGAACAACTTCTCTTATTAATGATAGTATACTACAAAATGAACAAAATGTCAAATTGTCTATGCAAGAGGCAAATAATATCAATTTACCTAAAACAGATAATAAAGGAAATATGTTATCTAAACAACAACAAGAGTATTTTAAAGATAGTAAGGTTAGAGATGAAAATGGTAATTTAAAAGTAGTTTATCATGGCACTATTAATGCAGGGTTCACAGAGTTTAACAGAAATTTCAATTTCTTTACAGATAATCAAGATGTAGCAAAAACATATACAGGAAATGATGGTGGCGTATATGAAGGATATGTAAATATAAGCAATCCTATTACAATAGAAGCTAATGGCGAAAAATGGTCTATGATTGATGTAAATAATATATCTATTGATGGAATAGATAATGTAAAAGGCTTTTTAGATGAGTATGGTGCATCTACATGGCAAGAAAAAGGTAAAATAAGAACTTCGACGGCGGATTTAATATCAGCTATCTCAGATGCAATAGATGACGGAAAAATAAATTCAGATGGTGTTATTATAAAAAATATATATGATGAAGGTGCGTATAGTGATTCTTCTGGCAAAAAGTTAGGAAATGACTATGTAACATTCAAATCAAATCAATTTAAGAACAAAAGCAATTCTAATCCAACAACAAAAAGTGATATGAGGTATTCTAAAAGTGAAGATACATCAAATAAAACATTGTTAGCATTGCATAATTTAAGTGAAGATAAATTAAAAGGCATCTTAGAATTAGGTGGATTTCCTGTACCAAGTATAGCAATAACAAATCCAGACATAGTGGACCATGGTCAATTTGGAGATATTTCAGTAGTATTTGACAAAGACACAATAGATCCAGCTAATAGTCAAAATGAAGTTTACGACAGAGATGTTTGGAGTCCAACATTTCCACAAGTTGATTATGTAATAAATCAAGATGCAATAGATACTGTATCAAAAAATATAGGGATTGAGTGGTGGAGATTAAATGATTATGCAGAAGACAGTAAACCTAATTACTTAATAGAAAAATTAGCAAGAAACGAAGATGTAATTGATAAATATATTAAGGATAATAATTTAAAATATGAGGTAGCATATAAAGAACCATCATTTAAAAGAAGTTATAATAATACTGAGGAAATGAAAAAATGGGCAAATAAGAATAATCCTACATTAGAAGAATTATCAACTAATCAAAAATTAAAAGAAGAATATTTAAAACTAACACAATTAGATAAAAATTCTGAATTATATGAAACACTAGATAGTTCTTTAGATTGGTATAGTAAGGATCATATAAAAAATCCATGGTTAACTCAACTAGAAAATGACTTGAATATCTTAACAGGAAAAGCTGAAATACAACCTGAAATAGATGAATATACAACAAGAGATAACAAAGAGAGAGTTGCCAAACAAAATGGATTAGAAAAATACTTAAAAGAAAATATTAAAGACATCTATGGAGAAAGAGGTATAAGAAACGATAGAGATATTTTTACACCATCTGGGAACAGAAGAAGTTTTTGGCAATTACATGATGAATATAATTTAGAAAATATTGTTAGAAATTTGGTTAGTCAAGATACTACTGGATCAGAAAATTCTTTGTTTACAGGTTTTGGCAAAATAAACGCTCAAATGAGTAACAAATTTAATTCGATAGAAGATATAAAGAATAATCAAAACAGACTGATGCAAGATACCGAAAATAATAATTTGGAAGCATATAAGGAAACAATACTGGAAGATGTAAATGAGTTAGCTGATTATTATAAATATCCTGATAGTGGATTTGGTATGCAAGGATATGAAAATGCAAGTGAGTCTATATTTGAATTAGCAAAATCTAAAAAGCTAACAGTGGAAAACTTTAAAAAGATATTAACTGAAAATGTAATGAATACAGAAAAAATACCAGATTCATTATTAAATAAAGTAATAGACGATTTAGACAACTTAAAAAACTTGCCTACAGATTATTTTGAAGCTAAACCACAAAGAGCAGTTGGATTAGATGAAGTAAAAGCAATAGTAGTTCCAAATAATATGAATCAAGAGCTAAAACAACAGTTAATTGATAGAGGTTTAAATGTAGTAGAATATGATGCTAATAAAGAAGGAGATAGACAAGCTAAAATAAAAGCACTTGATGAATATAAATTTAGCAAAACAACAGATGGTAAATGGCAAAATAGACTTGACACTGTATATAAAAACAAAAATAAAGGAACATACCTACAAGATATAAAATTACCAACAAAAGAGAATATACAAAAGTATAGTATTTCTAATCAAGACAGCACAAATTTACCAACAGGGAAAAACGTAAAAGAAGCTACAAACAAGGCAGATATAAATTTACCTCCAAAAATTAGTGCAAATAATCAATACAAAGATACAACAACAAAGGTAAGAAAACACTATAAATCAATCATAGAAAGTGCCAATACTACACCAGAAGCCAAAACAATAGCAAAAGAGTTGATGGGTACAGATACATATATTCCAGAGACAAATAAGTCTGAATTAGAAAGAGCTGATGAAAAGATAATGAACTCTACACCAGAGAGTGAGCTTAATTCTTTAATGTCAAGAGCAACAATAGGCGAAAAGATAACACCAGTAGACATAGCAGTAGGAGAAAGACTGATTGAGTATTATTCAAAGATTGGGGATAAAGCTAAATTACAAGATGCAATTCAAGCAACTGCAATGGCTGGAACTACAGCAGGTCAAACAGTACAAGCAATGAGTTTGCTAAACCATATGACACCACAAGGACAAGCAGTGTGGCTACAACGCTCAGTAGACAAAATGAATAATAAGTTGAAGAAAACAAGAGGAAAAAATGCACAGCAATTTACTTTAACTGATGATATGTTACAAAAAATAGTTAGCTCAGAAAATGAGGAACAATTAACTAAAAATTTAGATGATGTATATAAAGAATTAGGACAACAAGTTTCTAAATCAACCATGGAAAAAATAGATGCATGGAGATACTTCTCAATGTTAGCAAATCCTAGAACGCATATTAGAAACATCTTAGGTAACTTTGCAATGGCAAGAGTACAAGTCTTGAAAAACAAAGTGGCAGGGGTAACAGAAGCGGTAGTAAGTAAGGCTAATAAGAATATGGAAAGAACTCATACAATAGTTCCCGCAAGTAAAGAAGTTAGACAATTTGCTAAAGCTGATATAAAGAATGTTACTGATAGATTAGGCTTAACAGAGGGTAAACTTAATCCACAAACTAGACTTGAAAACAATATGAAGACATTTAAACATGATGCAATGAATAAAACAGTTGGAAAGTTGTTTGACTTAAACAATAAGGCACTTGAAGTAGAAGATGGTTGGGGATTAAAAGCTGGATATGCAAAAGCATTAGCTGAATATATGACTGCTAATAAATTAAAGCCAGATACAATAACAGATGCACAGCTTTCTAAGGCTAGAAATTATGCAGTTCAACAAGCTAAAGAGGCAACATTCCATCAAGAAAATCAATTAGCTTCATTGGTAAATCAATTATCCAATAGAAATAGATTTGCTAAATTTGGTGTTGATGCTGTATTGCCATTTAAGAAAACACCAATGAATATAGCAAAAACAGGTATAGAGTACAGCCCAGTAGGACTTGCTAAATCTATGGTATTAGATACAGTACAATTAAGAAAAGGTAATATTACAGTAAATCAATACATAGACAATATTTCAAAAGGATTAACTGGTACAGGTATAACACTTGTAGGTTATGCATTAGCACAAGCAGGTATCTTAAAAGCATCTGGTGGAGATGATGACAAAGAGAAATATGAAGAAGGTAGAGGAAAACAAGCATTTTCAATTCAAATTGGAGATAATACTTATTCATTAGACTGGTTAGCACCAACTGCAATTCCATTGTTTATAGGTGCTGAGATATCTGCACTAAATAAAGCTACAAACGAAACCCAGACATCAAACGCATCTGATGAAAATAGTAAATATAATCAATTATTGAAAAGTACCACTAATGTTTTAGATGCATTTACGAACTCTATGAATCCAATGATGGAAATGTCAATGTTGTCTGGTTTAGCATCAACTTTAAGAAGTTACGAGCAAGGTGCAACACAGGGAATTACAGCTATGGGGACTAATGCATTGAAATCATATGTTAATCAGTTCTTTCCAACTGCTATGGGACAGGTTGCGAAGACAATGGATCCATATGAAAGAAGTACAACATCAACTAAGTCAGGAATGCTACCAAAAGCAGTAGACTCAACAAAAAATCAAATTATGGCTAAAGTACCAGGATTAAGACAAATGTTACCAACTAAGACTGATGTTTGGGGTAATGAAATGAAACAACCAGAGAATGTAGTACAAAGAGCTTTAGAAAATGCTGTATTACCATATACAAGAAAAGAAGTTAATAATAATGATGTAGACCAAGAACTTGTTAGATTATACGAAGAAAGAGGCGAAAAAGCAGTATTGCCAAGTAGTTCTCTAAGTAAAGATTTAACATTCTCAGGCGAAAAATACAAAATGACTTCTGAAGAATTTGCTAAGTACAAAAAGGATTATGGAAGTAAGTCATATAGCTTAGTCAATGATTTAGTCAACTCAAGTGATTATAACAGATTAAGTGATGAAGATAAGCAACAAGCTTTAGAAAATGTATATAAATACGCTAAAGAATATGCTAAAGACCAATATGCTAAAGCAAACGATATAGATTATAAAAAAGATACAATGTTTAAAACAGCTCAAGAATTAGAGAAATCTGGTAACATATCAAGCTATTTTAACTATCTAGCAAAAACAGATGGAATGAAAGAAAAAGAAAAAATGAATGTATTGGTTAAAGCAAGTTATGATAATAATAATAAAAAGCTTATATATTCAAATACAATTGGTTCTGATGACAAATTATACAATGATGCTATGAAGTACACAGGAATAAACATTAATGAGTATTTAAAATATAAACAACAAGAGTTCACATCAGACAAGACTGATGATGGAACAGAAAATGGAAAATCAGTAAGTGGAAGCAAGAAAGCTAAAGTATATGACTATGTTAATAAGATGAAAATAACTGGAGAGCAAAGAATGTTGCTTTTAGGTACACAATATAAGTTAACTAATGCAGAAAGAGCAACACTTGCTAACTATGTTAAGAATCTAAAAATAACTAAAAATGAAAAATTGCAAATCTATAAAAAATTACAAGGATTTACAGTTTATAAAGACGGAAGGGTTACATATTAGCCCTTCCCTTTATTATGGAGGAAACTATGATTAAAAAAATAAATCGAAACAAAACAGTTAACAAACAAGATATAACAAAGCCTAAAAGTGTAGATGACATGATTAAGAAATATGATTTAGAAAATAGCAAAGTTTTAGATTATTTGGATTATCTTGTTGATTATTTAAATGAGAAAGGGGTGTAATTATGGATCCAAAAGAAGTAGATATTGAATTTCCACGAGGTGATACCTATGTATATGGATTTCATTTAGTAGATAAAAATAGACAACCTGTAATTATTGATGACGATGAAACTGAGATTTATTTCACAGTTAAGAAAAATCAGAATACATCAGAAGTAATCTTTCAAAAAAGATATACAAGAGATGAAATTAAGCAAGATGAAAATGGGTTATATTATTTAATCATTAATGCAAATGATACAAATCAACTTAAATATGGTACATACGGTTATGATGTGACAATCAAATCAGGTGAATTTGTTTCAACTCAAATTATTGGAACAATAACATTAACAACAGAGTACACACACAAAGCTAATGAATAGGAGGGGTGAAAATGTTAGATATAGAAGTTAAAGATGTAATTATACCAGTTTTAAAAGGCGAAAAGGGTGACAAAGGAGACAAAGGTGACAGAGGAGAGCAAGGTATCCAAGGAATACAAGGACCTCAAGGTGCAACAGGTCCTCAAGGTGAGAGAGGTATACAAGGTGAGCAAGGACCTCAAGGTATACAAGGTGAGCAAGGTATCCAGGGGATTCAAGGTCCTCAAGGAAATCAAGGAGTCAAAGGAGATACTGGCTCTAGCTTAGAATTTAATTGGAGTGGTACTCAACTAGGTGTTAGGGTCGAAGGAGAGCAAGAATATCAATATGTAGATTTAAAAGGTTCAAAAGGAGATACTGGAGAAATAGGTCCACAAGGTATCCAAGGGCCACAAGGTGAAACAGGACCTCAGGGAACACAAGGAATCCAAGGATTAAAAGGAGATACTGGTGCTGGGTTAGAATTTACATGGCAAGGTACAAGCCTAGGTGTAAGAGAAGAAGGAGCATCAGAATATACATTCGTTAATTTACAAGGTCCACAAGGTTTGCAAGGAGAACAAGGTTTACAGGGCGAGCAAGGAATACAAGGACCTAAAGGAGATACTGGTGAAAAAGGAGATACAGGAGAACAAGGACCAAAGGGTGACACTGGAGAAACAGGACCAAAAGGAGATACTGGGGAGCAAGGCATTCAGGGTATTCAAGGACCAAAAGGTGATACTGGAGACACTGGTGCGAAAGGTGATACAGGAGCTGGACTTGAATTTAACTGGAATGGAACTCAATTAGGTGTGAGAGTAGAAGGCACATCTGAATATACATATGTAAATTTACAAGGCCCACAAGGTATTCAAGGACCAAAAGGTGATACTGGAGACACTGGTGCGAAAGGTGATACAGGAGAACAGGGTGTCCAAGGAGTGCAAGGACCAAAAGGAGATACTGGAGATGATGGATATACTCCAGTTAAAGGAACTGATTATTTTACACAATCTGAAATAACACAATTTACAAATACAATAACAAATAATGTAAATACAAATATAGGCTTAGTCGTTGATAACATCAATGGCGAGACAGTTTAGGAGGTGTCTTATGGGAACAATAAATGATAAATTAACATACTTAAACGGAACAAAAACAGCTATAAAAAACGCTATTGTTGCAAAAGGTGTTAGTGTAAGCGAAAATGATACATTTAGAAGTTATGCTACTAAGATTGGAAATATTGAAACAAGTGAAAATTTGAATACAGAATTAAATGCACAAGACACCGCCCTTTCTACACAAGTTACAACAATAGACCAATTAGAAAGTGCTTTGGATAACAAAATAGCTTTAGATTTAGCTGATGCTACTTCTGACGCAACTGCTACTGCTAATGATATGGCAAGTGGTACAACTGCTTATGTTGATGGAGTTAAGATTACAGGAAATATACCTACATTTACTGAAAATGATGAAAGTGAACCAGTTTCAATTCCAACTGTTGCTGCTACTACAAATTTTGTTCGTTTTAATATAAATATTGGAGGAGGACAAGGAAGATTTTTTAGGCAAAATGCAAAAGGATATGGAAATGTACCAAAAAATAAAATAGCCACAGCCATAAATTTACAACCAGAGCAAATAAAAAAAGGCGAAGTAGTTTTAGGCGTTACTGGTACTTATGAGGAAACAAAGGCAGTGTTGCCTGATGGAATTAAATTTCAAAATAGTGATGCTTCTAATATGGATTTTTTAAATAATGTGGATAGTAGTAATGTAACAAATATGGATTCTATGTTTAGCGATTGCACAAATTTAACAACAATACCATTATTAGATACAAGCAATGTTACTAGTATGGGTAATATGTTTAGAGGTTGTCCTAATCTTTCAAGTGATAGTTTGAATAATATTTTGGCAATGTGCATAGGAGCAACAAATTATACAGGAACAAAAACATTAAAACAATTAGGTCTATCCGAAACCCAAGCCGAAACTTGCCAAACCTTATCAAATTGGGACGCTTTTGTTGCAGCGGGTTGGTCAACAGGATATTAAAATGAAAGGAGTGATAAAAAATGTCAACAGGAACAAACTCAGAAAGAATAACACAAAACAATCGAATAATAAACGAAAATAATACAGATTTAAACGCATTAAAAACAAAAATAAATAATTTACCAACAAGTGGAGATACAACAGCGACAGCAGAAGATATAGCGGTAGGAAAAACTGCAGTTTCTAAAGGGGTAAAAATAACAGGAACTTATACACCACCTACTGTTAGTTTACAAAGCAAAGATGTAACAATAAACCAAAATGGTATAACAACAATTGAAGCTGACCAAGGCTATGACGGTTTAAGTGATATTGATGTTACTGTAACTGGTATTTTGGATACAAGTGATGCAACAGCTGTGGCTAGTGATATAGCGAACGGTAAAACTGCTTATGTTGGAGGACAAAAACTTACTGGTACAGCTAGTGGTGCAGGATATACACCTGATTGGTCTGAGATTGGGTATAGTACAGCACCACAATCTATAATTGACAAGTTTAACTACTCAAAAAATATTTTTGATAATTGGGATAGTTCAATAACTAGCATGAATAGTAAGTATAGTTATAATAAATCTTTAGTATATATGCCATTGGTAGATACTTCAAATGTAATAAGTATGAATGGTACTTTTGTTAGTTCGGCTTTAGAAGTTATACCCACTATAAATACATCAAATGTTACTAATATGAGTTATATGTTCAATGGATGTTCAGCTTTAACATCAATATCGCTGTTAAATACATCAAATGTTACTAATATGAGTAGTATGTTTTATCAATGTACAAGTTTAACAACGATACCGTTATTAAATACATCAAATGTTACTGATATGAGTTATATGTTTTATAATAGCGGAGTAACAACAATACCGCAATTAATCACATCAAGTGTTACTAACTTTAGTAATATGTTTGCTTTTACTAAGCTAACAACAATACCACAATTAAATGCTTCAAGTGCTACTAACATGAATAATATGTTTAGTTATTGTAATAGTTTAACAAATGATAGTTTAAATAATATATTACAGATGTGTATAACAACAACTAAGATTTTAAGTTCAAATAAAACATTAAAATATATAGGCTTATCACAAACCCAAGCACAAACTTGTCAAACACTAAGTAATTATAATGATTTTACAACAGCTGGTTGGTCAAGTGGATATTAGAAAGGTATGGTGTTTATGAAAAATATTCTTAACTTTATAACAGGTACACTAGCAACAACGCTAGTGTACTTTTTAGGTGGCTGGGATATAGCTCTGCAAGTGTTAGTCCTAGTTGTTGTATTAGACTACATAACAGGCTTGTGTAAAGCTATATACAATAAAGAAATTAATAGTACGGTTGGAGCAAAAGGAATAATCAAAAAAGTAGGTTATTTCGTAGTAGTTGCAGTCGCAGTAGTTCTTGATAGGATAGCAGGAAACACAGGAGCTATCAGAACATTAGTAATATATTTCTTCGTAGCAAATGAAGGAATAAGCATATTAGAAAATTGGGGAGGAATGGGGTTACCTCTACCGCAGAAGCTAGTAGACACCTTGGAACAGTTGAAAAGTAATAATAACCCAAAAAGTAAATAAAATTGGAGGTGTTTTGTATGTTTAAAGTAATAGATGTATCACATTGGCAAGGAAATATTGATTTTAATAAAGTAAAACAATCAGGAATTAAAGGAGTAATAATAAAAGCGGGTGGTTCAGATGCTGGTTTTTATACTGATAGTCAATTTAATAATAATTATTTGAAAGCTTCAAGTGCAGGGTTGCATATTGGAGCTTATTATTTTGTAGGAAAGAATTGTTTAAGTACAGAAGATGGAAAAGCAGATGCTCAAAGATTTATTAATATTATAAAAGGCAAGAAGTTTGATTTACCTGTCTATATTGATGTTGAAGCACAAAGCTCAGGACAAAATGATAAAGTCACAGATTCTATTATTGGGTTTTGTGATGAAATGGAAAAGAATGGCTATTTTGTTGGTGTCTATGCTTCAGATTTATCAGGATTTAAAGATAGAATAAATTTAAGCAGAATACAAGGTAGATATACATTGTGGGTTGCTAGATATGGTTCTAAACCAACTTATGTAAAAGATTATGATATATGGCAATATGCTGATAATGGAAAAGTACCTGGTATAAATGATAATTTTGTAGATATGAATGAGTGTTATAGAGATTTTCCTTCAATAATAAAGAATGGATTTAATGGCTATAGCGGGAATGGACAAGCTAAAGAACCACAAGAGACTCAAAAAACAAAAGAAATAATTTATACAATAAAAGCTGGAGATACTTTATCTGCAATTGCTAAAAAATATAATACAACAGTTTCAGCTCTTGTAAGTAAAAACGGTATTAAAAATCCAAATTTAATTTATGCAGGTCAAACATTAAGAATATAATAATTAAGAGGTAGGTCATATGATCTACCTCTTTTTTGCATTTTTGTCAAAACTGTAATATACTATATTACAGAGGGGTATATATGAGAAAGATAAAAACAGAGGTATTAATTATAAAGAATGAAGCAAGATTACAAAAGATGATAAGAGAAAAATATCCTAAGAAAAGAATAACTCAACAGAAAAAGAGGATTGAAAGTTTAAGAGCTAATATGAAATAGTAAAAAAATCCATTGACTTTTTATTAATTATATCTTATATTAAATAGGAAGAAAGTTTTTTGAAATGTTTGACAACATTTTGACAACGCAAGAAGTGAAAAAAACGAAAAAAATGATATAAAATGGAATAATAAAAAATGAAATAAAATTTAGGAAAAGGCTTGAAATACAGCAAAAAACAGCAAATATGCTTATGTAGCTCAGGTGGTAGAGCACCGCCTTGGTAAAAAAATAGTCGCAAACCGTTTATCGCTTGCGACTGTAAGAACCTTTCAGAGTAGATGGCTTGTTTGACAACCTTTTTGACAACGCATAAGCAATATAATTGTTGATTTGATGCTCAGCATTTTCTCTTTTTTCATCTAGGTGAGTATAAATATTATATACCATATCAGCAGAGGAGTGACCCATTAACTCTTGTGCTTTTTTTATTTTTATATTAGCATAATAAAGCATAGTGCAATAAGAGTGTCTAAGTTGATGATATGTGAATTTTATTCTCTTTTTACGATTCTTATTAAGTGAATATAAAAAACTTTCTAAGTGTCTTCTAACTGCTGTTTTTGATAACATGGTGTTAGGAGCAGTTTCTTTTGAGAATAAGTAAGTAATTCCTAATTTTTTTCTTTTAGTTATTTCATTTTTTAATGGTTCGAAGATTATTTCTGGAATAGGAATAGTTCTAGATTTAAGATTCTTTGTTGCTTTAATTACAGGTTGATTTTTAATGAAGGTTACAGCTTTGTTAATACTTACGGTTCGTTTTGCTAAATCAAAGTCTGTTAGTAAAAGAGGAACTACTTCTTCTAAACGAATACCAGTATATCTAATTAGCAATATAAATAGTCCATATTTGTTTTTTTTACATTCTTTGATAACTAACTTGTCTTCAATAACAGAAAGCGGTTTTCGTTCATTTTTGACATATTTAGGGACATTTATATTATTGGCAACATTTTTATATATAATATCATTGTTTATAGCATCTTCTAAAATTCTTTTTATAGTTGCTACTACTCTTTTAGTAGAGTCTGTTAATCCTTTATCTGTCATATGTTTTACGATTTCTTGTATATGATAAGGTTTTATATCTTTAATTTTTTTCATACCAATTTCAGGATAGATGTGGTTTTCAAGTTTGCTTTTAAGATTGACCTGTGTAGTATAAGCTTTCATAGACATATTTCTTTCAAACCAACCATCAGCATATTCTTTAAAAGTTATATTCGGATTATTTGAAATAGTACCACGAGATCTATTAACTTTATATTCAGCAATAATTAAATCTAATTCTCTTTCAGAAGTAGAATAAAAATATTTTCTTTTACCATTAATGTTTAGAGTGGCCACATACCTGCCATCAGCTCTTTTTGTATATTTTGCCATAAAAAATACCTCCAGCTTTTTCAAAATATTTCATAAAAACACTTGAAAAGTGAAAGCATTATTGATAGAATACGAATGCAATCACCTTCGGGTGTTTGTTCCTGGATAATGTGTTGAGTCGCAAAATTCGTCACATTATCCTCTTTTTATGTTAAGCATTATATAATAAAAAAGTGAATATTGCAAGACGAAATAAAAAAGAGTTTTCCTGTCAGTGGAAAACTCTTTTAATGGTTTAGCATTGTCGACAGACTATAATCGGGGACATCTGTCATCTCTATTATATAAACTTTTTTTGATTTGTCAATTATTTATTAAACAATGAACGCCTTTTATAAAAATAAATTAGATTAGGTATTACAATTATAATTGCTGATATAAATGTATATACAATATCGTCTGATTGGTATAATAGTTTTCTACATAGTGATATTATATGTGGCAAGATAATTTGAATAACCAATA